TCGGGGGAGAAGCACCTGACTGATCGTCATGCAAAGTCCACCCCGCTGCAACCATTCTGTCTTTGATCTCTGCTGCGAAGTCCGCTGTGTTCGTTGCGTTGTAGGCAATTGATCTTTTGAATGACATCTCTTCTCTCCTTATTCTATAACAGCCCACCCTCGATATAATAGGCGTCAACAGCAACATCTTCGCCTTCATATACAGAGGGAGCTGTCGTGGTGGTTGTGCTACTTGTTGTTGATGTGGTCGATTGTGTATTGGTTGTTGTCGTTGTTGTAGAATTTGTATTTGTTGTTGTTGTTGTTGAGCTCGAAGTTGTAGTTGTAGAACTTGAGCTGGTTGATGTTGTTGTAGTACTTGTTGTCGTTGTTGTGGTCGGGAATGCAATCTCAAAGTCCAGGGGCTCGAACTTCTGCGTTGAGGCGTTCCATGTCAGCGCATTTGTATCTGCCAGGCCGGAGAGATCTACATCAATGAGCCCTGACACAAGAAGTAATTCATCATTGAGCCTTGACAGGTTGCGGTTTATTACTTCGATGAATCCCTGAGCGCCCCATTGGACCTTCTCCAAGCCTGTGTTTGTAAGCTGGTTCGCAACAATGTAGTAATCATCATCCGCTGCAGCAACATAGATGCTTACCCATTCACTTGTTCTTCCTTCGAGATACTGCCTGATGTAAAGCGTATGGGCGCCAGCTTGCGTATAGGAGAACTCCGCTGTTGCTGATTCATACTGAGCCGTCTGGACGTTTATACCATATTGGACAAGACCTTCTATCTGGTGTACCGTCTCAAGCACCTGGCTCTCAGCAGCTCTCGTTCCAGCACCAAGGATCTCCTGTGTAGTATTGTTAAGAACCACAGAGACATTCGAGCCGGAGCGGGTTGCTACACCGTCCCAAGGAGTCCAGGGTGTCACCGCCTTCTCTGCATATGTCACAGCTATCGGGCTCACCGAAGCTGCATCCAACACTTCTGTTCCGAAGTATGGCAGCATCTTGATGTAGAAGCTGGTTGACGTAACATTCTTCAAGATGTTGTTCCGAAGAGTAGTTATCCAGATCTGAGCGCCGGAGTTGTGCTGGGCAATGGTAGTATTCAGAATACCACGGATGACTCCTGTCAGCCTTATGGCCCCAGCTCCACCCTCATAGTCAACATTTTGGAATGCCATGATCTCATCGTCTACAATGGCGAAGCGCATTGTAGTAAACAAGTCAGCTCTATCAATATCATCAAATGACGGATCTTCCCTGTCAGGAGTATAAAGGATGCCTGTCTCATCATCAATTGTATACGTTGTCGCTGGGTACGTCTCATCCAGTGTTCCGTGCTGCGTAAACGTCCCGAAGGTTCCCTTGCTTACATAGTCTGTCCCTGTAGTAGAAAACATACACTTGAAGCCAGTCTCCGCTCCCTTCCTGGCACACAATAGGAGATATGCCGGAGAGCGCCCTGTGATTTCATTATACGGCAGTTCAAATACTTTGGCCGCATAGGGCACCTGCGGAGAGTAGTTTGGAGCAACCCATTGAGGCTCTCCACCAAGTTCAAAGTTTGCATCGAAGAGCGTGCTAAGGAGCTGCTTACAAGTCCACGTGATCTCGTTTGAATCAGCCTTGGAGACATCAACGCCGATGATACGGAAGTCAAGATCTGAGATCCCATAGTCATCATAGCTGACACGGACGATATCACCAACACGCACATCAATATACTTCCAGCTCACCTTCATGGAGACTTCTGCCTCTGGGTAAGACATCTGCTTCATGATCTCCCAAAGGCGCTTGCTTGCTGTGCTTACATCGATGAAGGCTGTAAGGTCTACCGTGAGCTGCCGGTCCTGCCCGGTGATACCCCGAACGGCTGTATTGCGCACACGTATTGTCCGCTGTGTGTATGACCTTGAGCTGTCTATGAAGTTCGCCCGGAAGTCTGTGTATACATCATACCAGCTCCGGCGTCTGAAGTTGAACTCTTTGATATCGTTCTGATCGATGGTGTAGCTGTGGGTGTCCGTATCCTTCCAAGCAACAAGCTCAAAGCGGTTTTGATTGTCTACCCGGAGATTGCCATCAACATAGGTGAAGATCCTCTTGATGATGTTCCTTGTCTCTTCCTGCTTGGAGAGAGTGATGTTGATGCCATATCCTTTTGTATTCCAATAGTCAGCTGCATCCTGAAATGTAGATAAGACAAAGGCTGAGGATTCAGCGCCAGACATGCGCAATATATCATAGATGACTGCAGCCGGGTTCACGCCATTGGACAGGTTTGCGTATGTCAATGGTGCATCGCTATCTCTATTTACCACCCAGTGGTATGTCGGCACTGCTGATACATTCTCGCCAAGGTACTGGCGGTTCATGAAGACATGCGCAACTGGATTCAAGGGTGCAGCGTATATTCCAGGCTCAGTCGGATAATAGGTTGTGTCACCTGGGTTGAGCGTTCCAAGTACTCCACCCGGCTTATCATTGATAAATGTCCCAAGCACCGATACGCCCGGCCCGATGCAGAGCGCTTCCCAAATATCCATGTAATACTTGTATCCAACTGTTACATCCTGGGTACCACCGCCACCACCCTTGCCACCGGACTCTACCTGCTCAACAACTTCTTCAGTCTCAAGGTTCCCATACCACATAAGGTTGGCTGATATCCTTGACTTACCGAAGACAAGAGGAACAACAGCGCCTTCCTGGTTCGTTGTAGCCTTGAAGGACTCCAGGGTGTTTGGAGACATGTCTTGCTGCTCCGTATCAGGCCTATTCATTGAGGCCATATACAGACCAGCGGCAAGGATAACAATTGCTACAATCAGTCCATATACCATTATACTTCCCTCATCACCCTGAAGATGGTTGTCAGCTTGTCTCTCCAGAAGCTGCCATATGTCATCCGGCATACTCCGTGGCCGTTTATTGAGTTATACATCTGCCGGCGCTGCTTTGTCTCCTCAAAGTATCCGAACCATATGGTTGCATGGTTCGTCACTCCGGTTGTAGACAGCGCAAAGCAAAGCACATCCCCTCTCATGAAGTCCTCCTCGCAGCGGGTGTCTATCTTCAAGATGTCAAAGCCCGGCGCTGAGTAGTTCTGCCAATGGTAATGTAGCTGCTGAATAACGAACTCCGTTGGCTTGTGGATGTGCCAGTCCTTCGGGTAGTAGTCATACTTCACTTGCTCAAGGATGCCCATATACAGCCACTGGGCTCCGATGAACATCGTGCAGTCGGCTCCTCTTCCCTTAACCATCTTCAGATGCTTGTATGGCGTACCTTCCCAGGACAATACTTCAGCCCTGTACTTCTCCCAAGTGGCATCATCATTAAAATAAGGCACCCACATTATTTGAACCCCCAAACTACCGGGTTTGTCTCAGGGATGTATGGCATCCCCAAGAAGTTATCCAGGTTGTTATATCTTCCCACACATGTGGCCGGATTGCCATCGCAGCCTGGGAATATATAGACTTCCGTGCCAACCCCAACCTTGCTATCAAACGGGATGTGAAGGTCAAGGTATGCGCCAGTTGCATAGGTTACAAACCGAAGGTCGTTGCCGTACTTAACCTTGCCACCTGTGAAGTATCCCGTAGCAACGGAGCCACCCCCATCTGTGAATGAGAAGTACAGCTTGCTGCCAACAATGCTGGTTACATTTGCAACCCGGCGATAGGCGAACTCATCAACCTTACACCCAGAGTCATATATGTCGTGGTTACAATTCGACTGGTATATGATGTTTGGGATCTTCGCAGCCATGTACTTGTTCTTCGCCTCGCATTGGGCTGAAGCCAGCTTCCCCTTCAGCTGGACATATTTGATCTTGCCCCTGAAGAAGATATCATACTGATCAAGGTAGTCGATGTGGCTGCGGTAGATCGTTACATCAATCGGTTCAACTGGCTGGTTCGGGATATACTTCGCAATGTTTGGCGTGATCGGAGTAGTAATGTTAAGCGTTGTCACCCCAAAGTTCAGATCCTGCTTAAGACCGCCCCTGGTAATCGAGGCTGCTGTCCAATACTGACCAAGGAACGTAAGCGAAGATGAGTATGATGTATACCTCTCTACTGTTCCTGCCGCATTGAACAGGAAGAACTCCGGCACCGGAGATTGCTGTACATCCGCTAAGTTGTCTTCATACTCTGCCATCATATGCTCCTATGGATTGGCTGCAAGGTCTGAATAGTCCCTTATCAGCTCAATGAACTTCAGCGAGATCTCGCACTTGTCTTCAGTCAGGATCTTTATGTTAAAGTCGTCATGGTCAAACCTCACAAGAAGATATCGCCCGACTATGAAGAACTCA